GGCCCAGTTCGAACCATAACCACATCTCAGGGGTTTGATGCCCTGGGACTTGTAAACAGCTAAGATGATAGCACTGAAAATGGCAGTTTGGAGGGAAAACGTAAAACCGTTACCCATCGTACTGACCATATTCAAGTGAATGGACTCCCCCCGCGCGTAAGCAACGGGGGATCGCGTTTCAGAGAGGGTATCGAATACCCAATCAGGCAGCACTTGCTTGGCGAAACCAAGTGAAATGCTGTCAGAAGCAGACTTAAGATCGATCGTTGAAAATCGACCAGAAGTGCTTCCGACGCGAGCCATGTGCCTATTCACATCAGGTTGGGTGGCTAAGTCAAGGCCATAGGCCGAGACTAACCGCCTTTCTATGTGAGCACTTATACCCTTCTGAAGAAACATATTCAGTGAGGGTTCAGTGCAGATTAGGCGACTTCTATCAACCGTTTTAGGTGCGAAACTGATGTTGCTGCCGTCAACTACGGTAGCCAGTCCGTACTCAGAGGAACGGTGAAGTTCCGATTCCTCCGATAATGGGTGGCGTTGCACATAGTTCCTGTACAGAAAGTACAGATATGGATGCGTCACGGTGAGCTCACTACTACACATTTTTGCGTAGTAGGACCCGCCGTTCGCGGAGACAGCTGCACCAGGGCCAACGTCGGCATCCGTGAGGATGTCGGCGTAGGATTCCCAGAGCATCTGCCCACCGGGATGGAAGAACTGGTAAAGCTCTTCCCGGATCATGTTCAAGAGCAAGAAATCTTGCTCGGAAAACAAATCCGTAGACCAAGCACCACACCGATTGTTGGATGTGATGAAAGTCTGAAGTGCCATCGTATCAGCGTCAGTGTTGCGCTCCTCCCACTTCTTAAACAAAGTGGATAGAAGATTAACACAGACAAACTGATCGTATGATAAATCAGGACTTACTGCATCTCCAGGTTCGCAACCCGGAGGTAGGAAGGTCTTGACGTCATCATAGACTGCTTGATAAAGAGCATCCGGACGATTGTCCATAGTACACCCCTTGTCACATAGCACTGAAGGACTAGTTACTAAGCAGGAACCCAATCCCCTGGAGGACCTCGTGGAGGCCCTTACCAGCAGGAGTAAGGTTCTGCAGAATAACAATCGTGGCCAGAATGGCTGAACGATGTTCCTTCAGATATTGGGAGAGACTGGTAAGCATTAAGCAATACCAGTAACGAGCGTGTCACCAATCGAAGCCGAGATAGAAACCTCAGCACCGAGATGGAAAGACACGAGA